TGGCTCCACAGCGGCACGAAAACTCAGAATCAGTCCACTGCCCGATGGTGACCTGCTCGCCGTAGAACTGGCGTATGCGCGGATTAGACTCGAAATTGATTTTGAACGGAAGGAGCAGACGCTTAGCCGAGTCAATGGTGGCCGATGCCAGAGCAACAAAGCGCTTGCGCCGTGTGAGCGTAAGGAACATGAGAATGAACATGGCAACGGTGGACTTTGCCAGCTCGCGCGACCATGAGAGCACCTCGTACCACTCGTCGTTGGCAATGACGCGCCGTATTGCCCGAATATGGAACGGTGCGAACTCGTATTTTGCGTAAGCCGGGAAAAAGAACTTTATCCATTCTATAGGGTCGCGTTCAAGCTGAGCACGTTGGCGCTCTATGTCCTGACGCGTGAGGCTGTTGTCGACCTCAACCCCGCGCAGTAGGCTTTTGTGAAACTCCTCCCAAACGGCAAGAGACTGTCTGTCTTTAGCTGTAGCCATTACTTACGGGCCCTCCCTGCCTGATCCTTGATGAACGCATCGAAATAGTCGTTGAACGTGCGTGCCGCTTCAGCATCGACGGGGCGCAGCCATGAGAGGAACCGCATGGCAACAGAGACGCAATCGGAGACACCGATGTCCTGTTCCAGCTTTTTGACGGCTCCAGCAGTTTTGACGATGGCATCGGCCTCCTCGGTTGTCGGGAAGCGTTCGCCAGGCTGTCGTGCTTCAATCCGCTTGTTGATTTCGGCGAGTTGGCGCTTATATTGCGCGATGAGCTGTTCCGTTGTTATGGTGCGTGAAGCCTTCAGCTCCTCCCATGCTCCATCGCGGACCCACCGCGAAACAGTCTGACGTGTGGTTCCCACCTTAGCTGCAATCTCCTCCTGGGTGTATGCTCCGTCGAGGAAGAGGGACTGGGCTATGCCTTTTTTGTCGATATTGTTTTTTGTCATAAGATGAAATAAAAAATGCTTGTTAACAGGATGCAAAGTTCTATGTTTTCGGGTAGAAGTTCAAACCGATGTTTTATGATGACGCCAGGAAAAGTGACGATAACATCAGGAAATGACACTATAAAAACACGGTTTGCAAGCGGACGGATTTTTATAGAATTTTGCAAGCGGAAATTAAAAAACAGAACGCGAAATGAAGTTTTTCAACACAATACCCGGTGACGGCGAAGTGGCCATACTGCTGTACGGCGACGTGGGCGACGGCCAGAAGGTGGACAGTGGGCGCGTGGTGAGCGAGCTGATGGCTCTGCAAGCGCAATACGACAAGATAGACGTAAGGATAAACTCAAACGGCGGCGACGTGTTCAGCGGCATAGCGATATACAATGCGCTGCGCACCTCGAAGGCGGACATAACGATATATGTGGACGGTGTGGCAGCGAGCATAGCAGGCATAATCGCTCTATGCGGCAAACCCCTCTATATGTCGCCGTACGCGAAACTGATGCTGCACGCTGTAAGCGGAGGTACATGGGGCAACGCCTCAGCCCTGCGCCAGACGGCAAGCATGATGGAGACGCTGCAGGGCGACCTGGCACGCATGATAGCCCACCGTTGCGGAATGGAGGCAAAGGAGGTGACCGCCCGCTACTTTGACGAAAAAGACCACTGGATAAGCGCAGATGAAGCGGTGAGTATGAAACTGGCAGACGGACTGTACGACATGGGCGAGAAGCCCGAAACGGAGCCGAAGACCGCCGGTGAGGTATATCAGTATTTCAACAACCGGCTGCAGACGCAGCCACAAAACCAGAATAAAGACATGGCACTATTAGAAGAACTGAAGAAAATGCCCACGTTCAAAGATGTGAACAGCGAGGCAGAGCTGCTGATGAAAGCCCAGCAGCTGGAGAACCAAGCGACCAAGGCAGAAGCCCTGGAGAAAGCCAACAAGGCGTACAAGGAGAAAGCCGAGGCAGCCGAAGCAGCCGAGGTGGAGGCTATCGTAAACAAGGCTGTGAGCGATGGCAAGATTGGCAAGGAGCAGGTGGCGACCTTCAAGGCTCTGATGAAGAGCGACCGTGCAAACACCGAGTCGCTACTGAAGGGCATGAAAGCCCAGAAACCCCAGATGCGTGCAGCAGCTTATATCGACGAGTACCCCACCGGCAGCAGCTTTGCCGACAAGAGCTGGGACGAGCTGGACAGATGCGGTCTGCTTGCGGTGCTGAAGAACTCAGACCCGGGACTGTTTGCAGCGAAGTATAAGGAACGCTTCGGTGTGGACTATAACAACTAACGGAATAATAACGAAAGAAAAAGGAGAAAAAAGAAATGGCATTGAACAAACAAATCTGGCTGAACACTATTGTCGAGAACTTCTACCCCGACAACTCATTTGCCTCGAAGAGTATCGACGACTCTACCTTTGTGAGCTACAAGACGGTACACATTCCGAATGCGGGCACCCCGTCGGGTGTGGAAATAAACCGCACAAAGAAGCCCGCGAGCGTGAGCCAGCGCACGGACAACGAGCTGACCTACGACATGGACGAGCTGACCACGAACCCCATCTACATTCCGAACATCGACACTGTGGAGCTGAGCTACGACAAGCGCAACAGCGTGCTGAGCAACGACCGCCAGCAACTGCAGAAGGTGGCAGCGCAGAACCTGCTGTACCGTTGGGCGAAGGGGGCAAACACCTTGAGCACAAGCGGCGCGGCACGCAAGGCTCACACATCGGAGAGCGCAACTGGCAACCGCAAGAAGTTCACAAAGGCAGTGGTGATGGAGGCCATGGTGAAGATGAACGTGGACGACGTGCCGGCAGAGGGTCGCTACATGCTGCTCGATGCGGTGCAGTATGCTGACCTCTTAGATGACCTGACCGACAAGGAACTCACGGCATTCCAGGCACTGGCCAATGTGAGCAAGGGCGTGATGGGACAGCTCTACGGTTTCAACATCATGCAACGCTCGCAGGTATTGAGAGTGAAGGCTGACGGCGAGACCGTCATCAAATGGGAAGAGGAAGGTGAGGCGACCGAGCTTGCCGCCGGCCTGGCATGGCAGCAGCAGTGTGTGAGCCGCGCCTTGGGCGAGGTGAAAATGTTCTCAAACGAGGACGATCCACAATATTACGGCGACATATACTCATTCTTGGTGCGTGTGGGCGGCAGTCCGAGACGCTACGACAAGAAGGGTGTGTACCTTATCACGGAGAGCACGGCAGCGTAAAAACGAGCTACAAAAAGGAAGGAACAGCTTATGCAACTACCAAGAGTGAAAATACAATTCCTCACGGGGCAACTCGGCACGGTGGGCGACAGTCCGGACGGACTGTTCGCCTTGGTGTGCGGAGCTGCTGCTGTGGGAGCCACGTTTGCGCTGAACACTGCGTATGAGGTGACGAGCATGGACAGCGTGCAGGCTCTGGGCGTGACGGAGGAGAACAACGCGGTGCTGTGGAAACACCTGTCGGAGTTTTACAACGAGGCAGGAGCCGGGGTGAAATTGGTGGTGATGGGTGTTAGCCCCACCACCACGATGACAGCCCTGCTGGACTATACAAAGACAGCAGCAGGAAGCGTGCGCTGGCTTGTGGAGAAAGAGAACGGCGCACTGCGTGGCGTTGGCGTGGCTAACGTGAACACGCTGTCGAGCGAGACGAGCCAGGAAGGCATAGACAAGGACGTGCTGACGGCGGCGGCAAAGGCGCAGCAGCTGGGCGAATGGGCCACGACGGAGCTGTACGCACCGATGGTGACGCTGCTGGAGGGCAGAAACTACACGGAGGCCACCGACCTGAAAGACCTGACAAAGGAAACATGGGACAGAGTGGGCATCGTGGTGAGCGACACGAAAGCCGGAACCAACGGGGCGTGCATGGGCACGCTGTTAGGAAGGGCGGCGAGCGTGAGCGTGCAGCGCAACATTGGCAGAGTGAAGGATGGAAGCCTGAAGCCATTAGAGATGTACATCGGCGAGAAGAAAACCGACGAGGCAGGCGAGAGCGTGAGAAAGCTCTACGAGAAAGGCTACATCGTGGCACGCAAGTATGTGGGGCGGAGCGGCTACTACTGGGCCGACGACAACCTGGCATGCGATCCGACTGGCGACTACGCACATTTGGCATACCGAAGAGTGATAGACAAGGCTTACCGCACGGCCTACGACACGCTGCTTGACATGCTGCTGGACGAGCTGGAGGTGAACGAGGACGGGACGCTGGACACTGGCGTGGTGAAGAGCTGGCAGCAGACGGTGGAGACGGCCATAAACCGCAAGATGACCGCGAACGGCGAGCTGAGCGCGGGGAGCGACGGCGAGGGCTGCGTGTGCGAGATAGACACAACACAGAACGTGCTGGCGACAAGCACGGTGAAAGTGGTGCTGAAGGTGCGCCCATACGGCTACGCACGGTATGTGGACGTGAACCTCGGATTCCAAGTGACTACAAACGGTTAAAGAAGAAAGGAGAAGAAGAATGTTCAATTCAAGAGAATACGAGTGGAGCGACGTGAACGTGGTGGCAGCCGGGCGACCGGTGACAGGCATAAGGGGCGTGAAATACTCGTCGAAGCAGGAGAAGGAAGTGTTGCACGCGAAGGGCAACAAGCCACACAGCATACAGAGGGGCAACAAGACCTACGACGGCGAGCTGACGGTGACGCAGAGCGAATATGAGGCACTGCGGGCAGCCGGAGGCGGCGACATACTGGACATCAGCATAGACATCGTGGTGGCATACGGCAACCCGAGCAAGGGCGACGTGATAACGACGGACCTGCTGATGGGCGTGGAGTTCACGGAGGACAACACGGAATGGAAGCAGGGCGACAAGTTTCAGGAGAAGGCACTGCCGTTTATCTTCCTTGACAAGAAGAGCGTGTAGGGAGCGTTTGAACAGTAATTGAAAACCATTTAAAAAGAACAGAAAAATGAATTTTGAAAAGAAACACATTGAGGAACTTAAAGCCAAACACGGCGAGATATTCTTGATAGAGACACAGGGCAAGAGCTGCATCATCCGCAAGCCGAACCGCCGTGACCTTAGCTATGTGAGTGTGGAGAAAGACCCCATCAAGATGCAGACTGCTCTGCTCAACCAGTTGTGGGTGGAAGGTGACGAGGAAATCAAGACCAATGACGATTATTTCTTCGCAGCCTGCAACACGCTGGATGAAGTGCTGAAAGTGAAGGAGGCTGAGATAAAAAAACTTTAGAGGAGGCTGAAATCGACGATACCGGGGCAGGTGATATTCTCTACCTGAATACACTTTTGAGATATTACATGCACATAGACCCAGACACCCTGGCCGATGCGGAATGGGCGTGGACTATCCGGTATTTAATAGACATCAGAAAAGAAGAGGCAAAGGCAAATGGATAGTGTACTTAAATTCCTAATCAAGCTCCAGGCAGACCAGGGCAATGTGCTGAGCGTGGCACGGCGCACGTCCGAGCAGCTGGACACCATATCCCGAAAGGCGACATCCGTGGGTACTCGCCTTCGGGAAGCCTTCTCCTTCTCAAATTTTAAGAACTCGCTCTCGTCATTGCCGGGTATGGACTTTCTTATGAATCCGTACACGCTGATAGCCTCGGGAGTGGGTGCACTGACCGCCATAGGGGCACAAGCCGAGCAGACTTCTGTGGCATTCAAAACACTGGTAGGCAACGAGACCATGGCCGCAAGGATGTTGAACGACATCAACAAGTTTGCGGCACGTACACCGTATGAACCGCTTGACCTTGAAAACAATGCTAAGATGATGCTTGGCTTTGGCGTTAACGCACAGAAAGTAGTGCCGTACTTGAAACAACTCGGCGACATCGCCATGGGCGACAAGCAAAAACTCGGCGGCCTTTCACTCGTATTCGGACAGGTGGCATCAGCAGGAAAGATGCAGGGGCAGGACTTGATGCAGTTTATCAATGCCGGTTTTAACCCATTGAAGGAACTGCAGAAGATGACTGGCAAAAGTTATGCGGAGCTGCAGGACATGATGAGCAAGGGACAAATAGGCTTTGACGCTGTAGCTGCCGCCATAAACCATGCGACGAGTGCCGGTGGCGCTTTTGAGGGAATGTCAGACAAACTCAGCCAGACCGTCAGTGGCAAGTTCTCTACCCTGATGGGTAATATCAGACAGTCAGCTGTTGACATATTCGAGCAACTGAAGCCAATCGTCAGCGGACTCATGGATGTGTTTATGGCCATAGTGCCGCCGATAGCTACCGCATTGTCGAAAATACTGTCAGTTGTGGCTGGTGTCATCAATTTCATCATGCAATGGAAAACAGAACTCGGATACCTCGCTGTGGTTGTTGGTGTTGGTACGATAGCTTTCAACCTCCATACGATAGCCTTGTGGGGAATGGTCGGGGCTATCAAGGTAGTTTCTGCCGTGACAAAGGTATGGGAGGGTGTGCAGTGGTTGCTGAACGTGGCACTTAACGCCAATCCCATTGGCATCGTCATTACGGCTGTGGCAGCTTTGGTAGCTGGCATCGTGTATTGCTGGAATAAGTTTGCTGGATTTCGTGCCTTCCTGCTTACCATGTGGTCTGTTATTAAGGGATTCGGAGGCATCATCAAGGACTACTTGATAGACCGTTTCAAAACCTTGCTCAGTGGTATCGGCAAAATCGGTGAGGCCATGGCAAAACTCTTTGACGGCGACTTCAAGGGATCTTGGAACAGTGCCGTGCAAGGCGTGAAGGACATTACGGGCATATCGAGCACCGAAAAAGCACTCACAGCGACAAAACAACTTGTGAATGGTGTAAAAGATGAATACGACCGAAACTATGTTCGAGAGAGGGCGAAAGACAAACCGAAGAAATCCTCTGTCATATCCACTCCTGGAGTGAAAGGCAGCGACAATTCGTTTTCGTTCGGCTCTGCCACTGACGGGAAAGGAGGCAAAGGCGGTAAGGGAGGCAACGGCGGACGCAAGACAGCCGAGGCTCTTGCCACCGGCGGCACACGTAACACATCGATAAACATCTCCATTGGCAAGTTTTTCGACAATATCCAGGTAACAATGAACGACAAGAGCGATACGGCAGAACTGGAGCGTGTGGTACTCCAATGTATGAACCGCGCCCTGTCAATAGCAACAAGTACAGACCGATGAGCACGACAAACAAATTCATACTGCAGAATCTCGCGTTGAGGGCTGCAGGGCTAACCAAGGTACCGCCCTACTGGCTGTTCCGTGAGAACAATTTCTTCGGCAAGAACCTCGGCTATATTCAAGGCGGCAAGACGATACCCGACAGCTCCGGCTTCGATGTAACCAAACTCAGCGAGGAAGAACTTGAAGATGTGGTTCGTACAAATGCACTCGGTATCCCCATGGTGATGCCACTGCGTTTTCAACAGGAGGAGGCAGGTGCAGAGGAATGGCTGTTCCCAATTGAGCCGATGATAAGCGTCAACGGGCAGAATATACTGACGCGTCGCCATGTGTCGAAAGGAAAGGTGAAAGGCAGCATCAAAGAGCGATGGACGCAAGATGACTACACGGTTAGGATAGAAGGCATCCTAATGAGCGAGGATGGCAGCTACCCAGACACTGACGTGACAAGGTTAAAGAGTTTCTGCGAGGCAGGGCATGTAAAGGCATTATGTCCATTGCTTGAGATATTCGGCATCAGCCAACTGGCGATAGAGAGTTGGGACATACCGTTCACTATCGGCAGGACAAACCAGAACTACACCATCCAGGCATACAGCGATGACATCTATAAGTTGCTGTTGAGCCGTGAGGATCTAAACACCTAATACAGTATGTACACGATGACTTATGACATAACGGTCGGTGACTACCGTCTCGGAATGCTCGACAAGGTGGAGATACACAAGAGTGTGGAACTGCTTGCCGACACCGCGACCATAACACTGCCCGGAGCGGAATACAACACTGCGCTGCAGATAGAGGACAAACTGAAACGCGGCGACAAGGTGTGCATAAGGTTCGGATATGAGGAAACTGGACTTGAAACGGAGTTTGAAGGCTGGCTGCAGCGCATATCCACCGACGGCGGCGACATAAAGCTGATTTGCGAGGACGACCTGTTTCTGTTCAGAAAAGACATACCGAACGAGGTGCTGCAGAAAGTGACGCTGAAAGACCTGCTCGCAAAGGTCGTTGACGGCTGCGGTATCGGTTGCAGTGTCGAGTGTTCCTACTCATGGACATACAGCAAGTTCGTGATAAACAATGCCACCGGCTATGATGTTCTGAAGAAAGTTCAAGAAGAAAGCGGTGCCGACATCTATATGCAGGATGGTGTGCTGCACATACACCCACCAGGCGAGAAAGTGGGCGAAGAGCGTTTCTACGACTTCTCGCTGAACGTCGAGGAAGAGAACCTTACCTATCACCGTGCGCAGGACAAACGGCTGCTTGTTGTAGTGAAGGCACTCATGCCCGACGGCACGGTTAAAGAAATCGAGACTGGCACGACAGGCGGTGACAAGATAGAAATCAAGTGTCCGACGAGTGACGAGGCATCGATGAAGGCTCGCGGTGAGCTGGAGGTGAAACGGCGGAGCTTTGACGGTTATGAGGGCAGCATAACGGGATGGTTGGTGCCGATGTGCAAGCCGGGTGACAGTGCTGTGCTGCGTGACCGGGACTATGAGTATAAGGACGGGACGTACTTTGTGGCGGCAGTGACAACGGAGTTCGGCAGGGATGGCGGCAAGAGGAAGGTGACGTTAGGTTTTAAGTTGAGCTAAAAAGAAAGGAGGAAACGGAATGGACGAATACAGGAGGCTGCAAGAACTGCTGAGGGGCGCTGGCGGCGGAAGGGAGACGACGCTGTACCAAGGCGTGGTGAAGAGCGTGGAGGGTCAGACCTGCACGGTGACGGTGGGAAAGGTGGACGTGCCAGGGGTGCGGCTGAAGGCCTCGGAAACGGAAGACAAGGGGCGGATG